CATTCAAACTAACTGCCCGGTAAGAGTTCCACTTGCACTTACAGGTATGCTTAATAAGATGGAGCAGATTATTTACCCGCAAGGTTGGCTTAGTTGTGAGAAAGATATGGACGGGATAGGAAAACGAAGAATGAGTGTTGTTCCTACCGGTGCAAATTCGGTCAATGCGAACGCAGATGTTATCCTTACCGGAATGACAACTCAGATAGGCTTCCAGCGGTTTACAAACATACCAGATTATTGGGATATTCAATATATAACCGGTTTTGATTTGGATAAAATGCCTGCCGATTTGATTAATCTTGTTGGTAAACTTGCTTCGTTCGGCCCGCTTAATATTGCCGGAGATATGATATTCAGTTTACCCGGTATAGCTTCTATGCACTTGGAAATAGATGGATTAAGACAATCTATCAACTCTACCGCTTCTGCTGAAAATGCAGGTTACGGGGCACGCTTGAAACAGTATCAAAAAGAAATAGAGGAAACTGTAGGGCGGATAAAACTCGTGTACGATGAATTTAGGTTTTTAGTATTATAAGGAGATGAATCATGGCAAAGAGCATTTTACAAACACCGGTTCCGCCTTTGAGTAATGCAAGTCCTGAATTTATACGTTCAGAGTTTGATTCTGCCGTTTATTTGAAAGGGTATGAGGTGATATTGGAAAAGGCGTTAAGATGTCCTTGTAATGCACCGGATGCGCCTTTAGTGGATTGCCAGAATTGTTTTGGTACAGGTTATTTTTATATCAATCCTACAAACACTCATGCTCTTATAACCGGCATAAACGGGGATAATAGTTACAAACGTTGGTCAGAAGAACTGATAGGAACAATTAACGTAACGGTAACAGACGTTGATAAACCCAATTTAGGATATTTTGACCGGATCACAATTTTAAAAGAGTTCTCTTACTTTAGTGAAAATTTGTCTGTAAGAACGGATGGGGAGAACTTTTTTGTGTTTACGACTTACAAACCATTGAGCATTTATAGCATACATGTGTTTGAATCGTCTACAGAGCCTTTGAGACAGCTTTCTCCGGCAGATTATAAGATAAGTGATACAAACCCTTATTGCGTAATTTTGACGGCTGATATGTCTTTAAATCCGGTTGTAAGCATTTATTACCAGCATCAATTGGAATTTCATGTATTGGACTTTCCTCATGAAGTTCGGGCTTCTTGGAAGAAAAACAAGGAAACGGGACAGTTGGAAAGAACAAGACTTCCTATTCAAGCAGTGGCAAGAAGGACACATTTGATTGTGTCTGAAAAACCTAATTTTGATGGATCGGGAGTTATTTTGAATGATAATATTCAAATGAAAATTAGTGAGTAATGGTAGTACCTATCAACATAGATTTAAGTGATCTGGTGGAAGAATTTGATCTTTCACAGGATCAATCTACGTTTTTAGGTGCTTCTATTATAGATGCTGTTATAACTGAATATCAGCTTAGGTGGGAAAATCTAATAAACCGGGAACTTCGTATTACAAGAAATGAGTATAAAAGGGGAGTTTTCATTGAAAGAGAATCCCCTTTGTCAGTTACGTTCGGGTTGACAAACAGGGCTTCTTCTATTCCTTTGATGATAGAAGAAGGACAGCCGCCTTTTGACGAAAAGGAAGGTTTTAGAAATTCCCCAAAAAGAAAGATTGCACAGGATGGAGGTTGGTATATAGATATTCCCTTTAGACATGCAACGCCGGAAGCTGTAGCGGATTCGGGATTGTTTGCTTCTATAATGCCGCAACAAATTTACAACGCAGTTCAGAAGACAGGAAGATTAGGAAGTGGTAATTTACCAGAAAGTTTTTCTGAAAAAGGGCAGAGACAAGCAATAAATAGGCTGGGTGTAAACAAACCGGCTTATATGCACAAAGCTCCTATTTATCAGGGTTTGACTAAAGTAAATATTGCTTCTACTGAAAAAGAAAAGAGAAGCGGTTACTTTACATGGAGAAGGGTGAGTGAAAACTCTGATCCTAATAGTTGGTGGAATGGTGGTATCATCCCATACAAGCTCATGGATAAGGCTCTTGAACAAGCTAAGATAGATATTGTCGCAGATAGGGTTATAAATGAATTTTTAAAAGCTATTTGATTATGTTACAGATAGTTAAGATAAAAAAGATTATAGAAAGCTGTTTGGAATATGTTCAGACTGACTTTGAAAGTAAAAACAATGAAAAGGATTCTTTCTTGTATAAGGTGTTGGGAGACACGCAGGATGGTTCTTACAACTTCTATGAGCAGGCAAAGAATTTGTTTTTGCGGAAAGAAACAAACCCTAACAACATAAAGGTATTGCTGGAATATCCGAAGGACAGAGCAGGACTTCCATCTTATGTGATTCGTGAACCGGGAAAGAAAAGTGGTATCGCTAATTCTATAGGTAAGATAGAATCTTTTATGGGTGGCGTTCCTATGTACAGAGATACAAGACAGTATGGACTGGAAATTATGTGTTTTTCTGTAAATATGAACGAATCAATTTTGATGTCAGAAATTTTGTATGCACTTTTACTTGGTTCTTGGGATTTATTGGCTTCTCAATTTCTTAAAATAGAGTTTTCCATGAAAGAACTGATGATGGAGAACCATTTGATGCCAACTCCTATTTTTATCCGTTCTATCGGATTGGAATTATCTTCGGAAGAAATAGCTCCAGGGCTTGTGGACACTACTTTACTTGGAAAGATCCTCTTTGGAAAGGTCAACCAAGTGGATAGTATTGCTCTTGGTGATTCGACTGCTACAGATGGGCTTCCTGGGGTGGAATCGGAAATTAAAGGCAGTTGGTAGTACGTTGATTGAAAAATGATTACCTTTGGAAAACAAATTTGAAGAAGGGAGTTTATACAACCATCTAATTATTTGGAGAGAATAGAGGGAATAAAATCATATAAATTCGATGAATAATTAATTGAAAATCAATAAGTTATGAGTACATCTTTTATTTTCAATAACAAACAAATAACTCTTCCTGGCGTTTATAGTCGAATTACAACGTCAGAAACAAGCCCTGCGAGAACACTTGACTATTCAAAGACGATCATAGTTGATACTGGGGTTTACGGTGCTAACTGGTGCGGTGGTTCTGGCGTGGCTGGAGAAAACTATCAGAACTTGGATGCAGTTTACAGATTTGACACGTTGGCAGAGTTTCGTTCTTTCATGAAAGGTGGTATGTACTGGAAAATTGCAGAGGCACTTTTTACACCGGATTATTCAAACCCTGCCTCTACTGGCATTTCACAGCTTTTGTTTGTTAGAGCTGCACAGACAACTTCTGCCACTATCACTTTTGCAACAACGGCAGGCGGAACATTTGAAGTTAAAACTTTGGACGAAGGAAAGGGAGCAAATGGTACACTTTCGGAAGCTGACAATCTGATTACTGGTTATGGAGTTTCTATTGTGGCAGGAGAAGATGATCCTGAAAAATGGATCATGAAGTTTTACGTTGGTTCTTTTACTGGTTATGCAGAGGATGGTTATCCTATTGGAGAAACACCGGAAGATCAAGCAGCACCTACTTTAGTATTGCAGTCACCAGAATTTGACAATATCCAGACTTTGATTGATTGGGCTAAATCAGACTCCAACTTTGCTAATTTGTTTGTTTTGACGAGCAATGCAAAGAAAGAAGGTGAAGGAACTGTAGCGGAAAACGACGTAACAACGGCACTTGCAGGAAAGAAATTCGTACTTGCAAAAGGCGGTACGGAAACTTATAATGCCGATTACATGACACAGGCTCTTTCTGCTATCACAGGGTTGGATTATAGTTTTGCTCTTACAGATCAGTTTGGACAAAATGCGGATTCTGCGTTACAGAAACAGTATATTGCCCACATGAACAGCCAGGCAAAATACACCCATTTCTTGTTTGTTGGAGGATATGCTGATGCTGCTAATTTCTCTAAATCACTTGATTTGGCAAAAGGCTTTAATAGTGAGCTTGTCCAGTTGGTACATGGAGGCGCAGGCATGACTTCCGGTATTACAGGTGTAAAAACACGTTGGTGGGGTGTGATGTATAATTTGTGTTGTATCTTGGGAAGAACAGCTGGAAAACCGCCTTATATTCCTGTTACAAACAAGACGATCGGTATTGACAAATTACAGCATACTTTGAGTGAAGTTGAAAAAACGAAGGCTTTGGATGCCGGTATGCTTGTGACGGTTTACAATGACTACACTAACAATTTTGTTGTGTTGCAGGGTGTGAATACTTTGCAAGATAACAAGGTGTTATTCAACTCCAATGGTCAGAGCCACAGCATTCAGTTCATGCGTATTGTCGCACAGATTAACAAGGAATTGGTTGTAAATGCTTCTATTGATCTGCTTGGGCAGGAAAACGGTGTAAACGTGAATACTTTGTCTGCCGGAGCGGTGAAGGATTGGACGGTTGCTTATTTGCAGTCCAGAGTAGCAACGGAAGCACAGGATAACTTGCTTCTTTCTTTTAAAGATGTTGTCGTAACAAGACAGGAAGACGCTTGGTTTGTTACTTACAAGATCGTTGTTAACAATGAAATCAACAAGTTGTTCTTTACAGGCTTCTTAATTCGTGGATAATAATTCTAAAATAGAATATCATGCAGACATTTAGTGCACCTATGGCATATATCAAAATTGGCGGTGAGACTGCTGGTTTTGTCAGAAATATTACCGTACAGGAACAGATCAATCGTGTGGATGTACAAG